GAACTCAGTTTGCTCATCAGATGTCATTTCTCTTTCTTCAACTTTACATAAGTCTACTAAAGATTCCATCTTCTCAACATTGATAGCTCTCTCCTCTAATAAAGATTTACTATTTTTCATCTTGAAAATTTTATTTATTTTTAATGACTCTCAATCGCATTTCAGCGAGGCTGCGATGTCTTAAGTCTATTTCTTCTTTTTGTGCCTCTTCTTTTTCTTTAGCTAAGTTTACTTCTAACTTCTTAGCCTCTTCTTTTTCTTGCCACTCTTCCATAGAACGTAAAGCTACTGAACTACTTGCAGCGTTGTATGCTGGGTAAGTTACTGAGCTAACATCGTATAAGCGTGAAACCTTGTTTATAGTTCTAATATTCATCCCGTCTTTTATTTCCCAAGAGTCATCCTCTACAGTAAATGCAAAACTAGACTGGCTAATAGTACCATTCTTTAGCAACTCCATTAAGTCTCTAGCAGTAGAAGTGTTAGGCATATCAGCTTCGTAGCGTAGTCCCTTCTCATCTACAGATAGTCTTAAAGTGTTGTTAGTAGTTCTTGCTAGTACTAAGTTAGCATCGTGGTTTACTAAGAATCTTACGTCATCTTCTAATCTACCTTCAAATGCTTCTGGAGCAATGTACTCTCTAAAGCCACCTAAGTCATTAGACATTGAATTAAAGACTGCACCGTAGCCTACTACAGTTGGATTATCGCCATCCATTCTTAGCTCTAAATCTTGAACGTCAATAGTTCTTACTTCTTTATTTTTCATATTATCAAATTTTTCTTCTTTTTCTATTTCAGCTATCTTTCTCTTAGTCCAAGCGAAGCCAGGGTCTCCTCCCCATAATGCCCTATCCTCCTCATCTTCTAGCTGAGCATAACATACTGCTAGACGTTGGTCATTGTCATCGTATTCTTGCATAAACTCATCAGCTACACATCTCTCGATGAACTCCTCCTCTGTTTCATTTATGTTTTTAGTTGGTATCGGCATCGTCTTCATTAGTTTGCCCAATAGGAGCATAATTAAGAGGGAAGTAATGAGTATCCCCATCATCGATTCTGTTGAAGTCTTCCATTACTCTTACCTCATTAATACTTAAAACTCCCATTGATATCATTTCTCTATAGTAGTCAGCTCTTGCTGCTGAGTCTCCTCTTAGTAAACCATTAGAGTCTATTCTAACAAAATAGTTACTAAACTCATTCTCTCTAAATAGCTTTCTATTAAGCTCACTCTCAATCAATACTAAGTAAGGCTGCAAAGTAAATCTAACAAAGTCAATACTTAAGGCTTCTATAGATGAGTAGTTAGCAGACTTCTCTAAGTGTCCAATCAAAGATAAGGGTACTTTAAATATACGAGCAATCTCTTCTATTTGAAAGCGTCTAGTTTCTATTAATTGTAATTTATTTACATCAAAAGTACTAGGCTCAAAAGACATACCTTCCTCTAGTATTGCAGTTTTACCAGCAGTAAATGAGCCACTATGTGATTGATTCCAAGAAGTCTTTAATCTTTCTACTGCTTCTTTACTTAATTTACCAGGATGCTTTATTACTCCTCCAGTTTGTGCTGAGTTACCTAGTATAGAATTAGCAGAGTCATTAGAAGCTATAGAAGTTCCTATAGTTGTTCTTTGTGCATTTATAACTGATGTACCTTCATAACCATTAAATGATAAGTTAAAAAAGTGTAACATATCCTCTTTAAGAATAGCTATTTCAAAGTCTTTAACATCATAGTATATTTGACCATCGTGATTTATTACCTTTACATCTTCTGATTTAATAGGTATTAATCCTATTGGTCTAGCCGAGCTATCTCTTTCAATGTAAAAGTAAGAATTACCATTAAGAAGTAGGTTGTTCATTAACACCTCTAGAAAGGTGTATGTAGTCATAAACTCATTAGGGTTGCGAGTCAGTAGACTATGTATGGGGTGTGTTCTATCTAATATCTTATCTTGGTCTGGCTCTACCTTGTAAACTCTTACTGGTAGTGATGCTATAGATTCTGAGATGATTCTAACAGAAACTTAAAGCACCTCTAAGAAAATTATCGCTTCGCTTCTCAGTACGAAGAAAGTCAAATAGTCCCATAAATTTGTAATTACTTTACAAAGATAACATTTATCGCAAAAGTCAAATCCATAAAATGCCTCTATCATTATATGCCGAGTCATCAGTATCATCATTCATATAACATCCAAGAGCCATTACTAATGCAACCATTCCGTCAATCTTTTCTGTTGATTTACTTTTATCCATTTTAATATTACCAGCTGGGTCAGTCTTCATAGCTAAATTAGAACACATCCAACGAAGCACTTTATTACCAGCGTGGTTTATTTGTTTTCCTAAAACTAACTTCTCTAATTCTTTAGTAGGTGCAGACATACTAGCAAATCCTTGACCATAGCTTTCCATAGGTAAACCATCCTCTGTCAAGTCAATTACTAACTGGCTTGAGTTCCATCTATCGTATGCTATAGATTTTATATTTACAACCTCAGCAACTTCTTTAATTTTTTTCTTGATGTAATTGTAATCGGTGACATCGCCCTCTGTGAGTTCGAGTAGATTCTCTTTAGACCAACCTATATAATCTACTTGGTCTCTTCTACTTCTTATAAAAGCATTATCCTTTGGAGCAAAAAAGTAAGGTATTACTGTAAACCTATCGTCTTCTGGAATGATTAAAACAAAAGCTGATATATCTCTAACACTAGCTAAGTCAAGTCCAGCGTATGCAGTCATTCCTTTATAGTCCTCTAAGTTGATTGGTGCTTTATTACACAACATCCATTGTTGGTCTGATAGCCACTTACTAGCACTACTCATCCATTGGTTAAGGTGTAACATTCTAAAAGTATTCTCGTAGCTAGGTAACTTGATAGCTTTCTCTTGTTCTCTTTTGAGATAGTCTAATTTTACTACTCCAGTCATTGGCTGACGTCTACTACCTACCGAAGTAGTCAAGGCATCCCATAGGCTAGAATCTTTCTGAACAAAGAACTCATCCATACAAATGAATGAAGCGTTGTATCCAAACTTACTAGAAGCCTCAGAACTGATAGCCTTAAATGCTGAGTTGCTTTTCTCGTGGATTATAGAGTTCTTAAATACTTTGAGATTCTTGTTTAGTTGATTGTCAGCTCTAACCATTCCACTAGCTACGTCAAATATAATACCAGCTTGTTGTCTATCTCCAGCAGCAATATAACACTCTGCACTAGGCTCTCCATCGGCTAGTAACATATACAAAGCAATAGCACTTATTAATGTAGACTTTCCGTTTTTTCTTGGTAGACAAATGTAAGCAGTTCTAAATCTTCTAAGTCCACTATCTCTATACTTCCAACCGAATAAATCTCTAACTATTGTTTTTTGAAATGATTCTAACTTAAATGGCTGACCTCCTAACTCTCCTTTGATATGCTTAATGTGATTCTCTATAAAGTAAACACATCTATCTGCTGCCTTGTCATCAAAGTAAAAAGTCTTGTCCTCTTTAAGTTTCATATTAGCCTTAATTGAGATTGATGTTCTTTGATTCTTTTACTTGCTATGTCAAAATAGTTTTTATCTTTTTCTATCCCTATAAAATTTCTATTTAAATTTTTACAAGCTACTCCAGTTGTTCCACTTCCCATAGTAAAATCTAAAACCGTTTCATCTTCGTTTGTGTATGTCTTAATTAAATACTCCATTAAGGCAATAGGTTTTTGTGTTGGATGTACTCTTACTGTTCTTTTCGCATTACTTATTTCTAAAATAGATTTAGGGTAATAAGTATTGTTTTTAATATATTCAGCACCATCAACACCAAAGGCGTTATCTTTGTTTTTAGTTTTTCCGTTCTTAATTCTAACATCGCCTCTTGTTTCCATTAATGGCTTATAGTTAGCCTTTCCTTTGCTGGAGAAAACGTGTATCAATTCGTGTATCTTATATGGCTGATATTTAACAAGCATACTATTACCACCTAATTTTTTATTCCAAATCCAGTCATATTTGTAATTTTTAATATTACTCATTCTCAAAGCACTACTAAACGGCTCACTACCAAACAACACTACTGCACCGTTTGGCTTAATGATTCTGTTTAGTTGTTCCCACATTAATTCAAAGTCAATAACACTATCCCACTTACACGCTGTCGTTCCGTATGGTGGGTCTGTAATTATAGCATCAATACTATTATCTCTAATAGATTTCATTACCTCTAAACAATCTCCGTTATATAAGTCAATCATTAGTCAAAGAAATTAAAGTCGTCAGTCCTTTCCTCATCTTGTTCTGGCATACTAAGGGAAGCTCTTGAGCTTGGAGTGAATCCAAATTGCGTAGCAATTTTCATAGCATTCTGTAAAGCGTTTTGCATTACTTTATATTTTGGAGCAATCTTACTAGACCTCAATCGACCATCTCTATCAACCGTCTGCTCAGTAAAGTTGCCTTGTAACTCATTAGCTATCTCTCTATAGATTCCTATTTCATTACAGTACGCTGCTAAGATTGATAGGTCAGTTAGATGCAACATCTTAATATTAGCTAGTTCGTTAGTTACTAAATGCCATTCGTCTGCACCTTGTTGGTTAAGGAAGGAAGGAGC